CCCACCGATAGTTGACCCGACAAAGCCCGTGACACCGCCGCTGACCCCAACGGCAAGCACCCCCGCAGCCCCTGCCGCTAGTGGTTCGGGTGGGTATTATGGCGGTTACTCGTTACTTGCGCCGACTGTTGGGGCATTGCCGGGCAATCTAGAATCTACCTCGCTGAAAGGTGCTGATGTGAAAGACTACAACCCATTTGAGAATTACAACGTCTACCAACAACTCGCGCCGCTCAACGCAGCGTCAGGCGGCGGCACAGGCGCTCTGCAGCAGATGCAGCAAGGTATCGCAGGTGTCGATCCCCGCTTGTACAGTATGTTGCAAGCACGCGCCACACCCAATTACTTCAGCTACGGCTCTGACCAAAACAGCGGTCTTTCGACTGTGTTTGCGGGGAATCAGATCATGGCGAAACCGACCCCATCCATACCCCTGATCAGCAGCAGCGGCGACAGTTCAACACGCGCCTTGTACAAGATGTCAGGTGCGGAAGGTTCAGGCGGTGCAGGTACACCCGCAACGCTTGGCGCGACATCAATGAAAGACGGTGGCACACCACACATCCCCGAATTCGTCACAGGTGCGACTGGTCATTACGTCAAAGGTCGCGGCGATGGTCAGTCAGACGACATCCCTGCGATGCTTGCCAATGGCGAGTACGTTTTTGATTCTGAAACCGTTGCGCAATTAGGTAATGGCTCATCTGACGCAGGGGCGAAAGTTCTTGATAAAATGAGGGAGGCGATCAGACAACACAAGCGGTCAGCGCCGATTGATTCAATCCCGCCAAAATCTAAATCTCCGCTTGAGTATATGAAAGGCATAAGGAAATAATCATGGCTGATTCAATTGTAGACCCAACAATGACTGGTTTTAATACCACGGCAACACCTACGACAATGGCAGCGGGTGCTTTGCCAACCGCAGCCCCTGCTATGGGCGGCACGCCTAACTATGTGACACCACCTAACCTCGGTGCTGCGAGTGGCTCAAGCGCCGTAGGATCGTTCACGCAGGGCGCACCACTTCCAAACATCACGACCACGCAGAGTCAGGCTACCGCTGCGCCTAGTTGGTACATGGATTACCTGAACAACTTGGCAGGCAGCAGCACGGCGGCGGGTAACAACGCCCAGTTCGTTGGTGCGCAACCTTTACAGACGCAAGCGTTCGGTCAAGTTGCGGGTAATGTTGGCAACTATCAGCCAAACCTGCAGTCAGCGAATCAACTGACGATGAATGCGGCGACCGCAAAAGCACCACAGGTAGCTGAAAGCTACATGAACCCGTACATCAAGAACGTGGTTGAGTCCATCGGTGCGCTTGGTCAGCAGAACATAATGAACAACGTAGCCCCGCAGACCACCGCAGGGATTGTTGGCGCAGGTCAGTTTGGCTCACAGAGGGGTGCAAACGCCCTTGCAACCAATCTTACGCAAGCGGGTGTGGGCATTACCGCAGAGCAAGCAAAAGCGCTCAAGGAAGGCTATCAGCAGTCGATCACAAACGCGCAGCTTGACTTACAGCGTCAGATGGGCGGCGGTGCGCAGATGGGCGCTCTTGGTGGTCAGACGCAGCAGTACGGTTTGGCTGATATCAATGCGCTAAGTACGATGGGTGGTCAGCAACAACAGATCGGTCAGAACGAGCAACTGTTTCCGCTGCAACTCGCCGCGCAGCAAGCAGCGATTATGAAAGGGTACACAGTGCCGACATCGGTGACCAACACCTACACGGGCCCGATCCCCGGTGCTTATCAAGTGTCACCACTCTCGCAGTTGGCATCGCTTGGTTCAGGCATCACAGGTCTGTTCCAAAGTGGCGCAGGGGGAAGCCCATCCATCATCGACAACGCCACCAAGTGGTTTGGTTCGTTGGGTAGCGGTAGCAGTAACCCGACAAATCCATCAAGTGGAAATTATGGGGATTTGCCGCAAAATGACGTAACGGCAGGTTAGAAAATATTTAAGGATAAATCATGGCTACAGCACCACTCGCACCACCATCAGACATCGGCAACGCGCCGCCTGAAGTGCTTGAGAAGTACAACGCCGCCCTTGATGCGCAGGTCAAAGCGTTGGATAACCGTGGCAACATCAATTTCTTTAACTTGGCGAAAGCGTTTGCTAACCCCGGTCGTACTGGCTCGTTCGCCGAATCGTTTGGTAATGCGATGGGCGAGATTGGCAAACAGCGTGAAACTGACGAGGCGCAAGCCATACCAATTGCTCAGATGCGTGCCTCGCTTGTCGGGCAAAAGTATCAGATGCAGAAAGAGCAAGAGTCCAATAATGCGTTAATGGGCGCACTTGGCGGCGGGAATGCGTCTGACGTTATGCAGGCAATTTCATCGCCCCAAGGCGCGTTTGGCAACCCACAGTTGTATCAAGCCTTGGTGCGTGCGCAGATGTTGGCGCAGCCCGGCACTTCTGCGGCAGCGAAGATTGAGAAGTTGCTAAACACTCAAAAAGAGATGCTTGAACTTGGTATTAAGCAAGGCACATTAAGCACTCAACAAGTTGAGTCTGTGTATAAATACGGCGCACAGGCAGGAAACACATCAGGCTCTTTTGTGCCGCCTAAAACCGCACCAACTAGCGGCAGCAACCCCAACCTGACGAGCGGCCCTGCTAGACCACAGCCGATTACAGGCGATACTGTTCCAATGGGAACGCCACCCGCGAGAGCGCCCGGCGAAGAGGCAGACTTTCACGGTACTGAGGAAACAGGCAAGCCCACTACTAACGCGCCCCCCGCAAGAACTTCAACTACTGCTACAGCGGGTGGTTGGACTAAGTTGCCTGATGGCAGATACCAATTGCCAAGCGGCACAATCGTTCCGTTCCCACCCGGCACGCCGCAGGGGGTGATTGATGATTTCATGGCAAAGTTGGCGGCTGAAGAAAAAACAACCGCTGAACAAAGTTTGCGTGACATGAGCAAGGAAGAAATTAATGCGTACAGCAAAAAACGCGCTGATCTTATAAGCCAAAACGAGGGTCAATTAACCACACAAATTGGTGATTTAACTAACACAGTTAAGATTTTATCAAACCCCAAATTTGAACGAGTAGTTGGTTTACTGCAAGCAAAAGACCCTGATTCTGATGGCACAGTTATGAGTGGCATTTTTAATGGGGTGCGCTCTCTAGCTGCAGGCGCTCAAGAAGGCTTGAAGATCGGAAATTATGGTGCTATTTCTGCACCAATTGAAGAAATGATGCGCGTACAAAAATTTACTAAAGAAGAGCGTGCGGCGTTTAACGAGGTGCGCAACACAATTGCTAGTGGACTGATTGCGACTATTCAAGGCGCAGGCAAAGCACTTGGCGTTAACCCAACCGATGCTGATCGCACACTGTATGAACTAGCTTCGGCATCCACAAGCAATCTCGCCGCTAATACGATTTATTGGGCGCAGAAACGAATTGCTCAAACGCAATTTGAATACGCCGCAGTCACGGGTGTTAAAGATTATGTTGGCAGACATCCCGCTGAATATTTCACAAGACCAACCTCTCCTTATTCAAAGGCGCAAAAAGAGTATAGAGATAAAATGGCTAGAATCCAGTCAAGAGCGCCCGGTACGGAAAAGGAATAAAAATGTCCAAATTTGACCCATTTGAAGTTGATCCAAGATCGTTTTTGAAAGAACCATTTCAAGAAATCCCTACTAAAAGCACAGGAGAAATGGTTGCGGCTGATCAGGAAAATTTAGCAGAAACCGCACCACGCGAACCGCCTAGCCAGTTGGGGCGTGCTGCGGCTATTGGGGCGGGTGCTGCCGTAGGGGTAGGCGCTCAAGCACGCAATATCATGCGCTTTAATGATGTGCCAAAAGAGTTTGACATCAAGTCTTCTGCTGTTGACACAGGTCAGATGGGCAAGCCGTTGACCAATTTTCAGTTGATGTCACAACCCGGTCAGCAGGCAGAACTTGAACGGCTCAAGATGCGTGACTTACTTGATAAGTACCGCTCTGAGGCGGGTGTGGCAGACGTTACAACGCAAAGTTTGAGGGCTAGACAAGAAGCCGCTCAACGAGCGTTAGATATGGCTATTCGCGGTGAACAGAACGCCTTGTCACAATTCGTTACATTGGGTGGTGGTCAGACCACACCTGAGTCACGCCTGTCTACCGCCTCAAGAGAGGTTGCCGCTGCTGCCCCTGCTGCAAATCTCCGATTACCGGGCGTGACGGTCAGCTATGGCGACATGAACCCAAGCCCTAGAGGTGGTTCAAATGCACGCGAAATATCTCAGCATGAGTCAGCGCATTACCGCAGCCTGTCACAAGGCGATCAGATGAAAATGGTTGATCGGCTATCCCAAGAACTTGGTGTAGGTAAGGGTTATGTTCAGATGATGCTTGAGGCGGGTGAGCATGAGCCAACGGTCACAGGGCGTGTTTTGCTACCCGCCAAAGAAATGAACGTAATCAACGCTACACAAACCCCTGAGCAGCAGGTAGCAGCAACCCTGACCCCCGCTGAAAGGGCTGCAAGGGAAGCTGAAGCGGCGCGGTTAGCGGAACAACAGCGAATCGCAGCGCAACGTGCCGCACAACAACAACTTACTAGTGATGTGCGTTTTAATGAAGCGGATCGTGTCTTGCGCGAGAGTCAGGCAGCACGAACTGGTGCGGCTAGTAGTGCATCAAGTGCTGCCGATGAACTTTTTAAAGATTTGACTTTGCAAGGAACGGTCAGCGAAAGAAATAGACCATTTATTGAAACGCAGCAAGCACGCATGGCTGAAAAACGAGGCGCGTTGCCTCCCTTTGGGCCTCCCGTTGAAATGGCAGCTAGAGCCTTACCTATCGTTGGCGGTGTACTCAACACAATGTCTGCCGCAGAGTTAATGCATGATGCGTACCGCCGTAAAGAAAGTGGCGACCCAATTGGTGCGCTTATTGCGGGTGCGGGGGCTACGCTTCAAATACCAACGATTTTAAAAACCTCAATAGCAGGGGCGTTAGCGGGTATTGGTATTGACATAGGAACTAGCGCAGGTTTGTACTATTACGATAAATACGCGCCTGAGATTCACCAGTTCTTGCAAAAACAGCTTGGGTTGCCCAAGTCGTTTGATCCAAGCACTTACTCCGTGATGCCGGGCATGAAGAGGTAAATAGTTTTTACTCCGCAACCGTTCAGGGTTGTTTGCCCCCCGCCTCATAAACGGGGGGCTTTTTTTAAGCGTTTCCTGCTTCAGCAAACATCAAAATATTCATGTTTCTAAAATTTTGCTCTGCAGAATCGACACCGTCACAAAACCCAGTTTCGTATGCAGCCCAAATTGTTTTAGCAACAAGATTTTGATAGGTCTTGTCGCCATTGTCGTAAGACTCAGCGAGTTTTTTGACCTCTGTGTAATCTAACCGCAACTCCGATTTGACCATTTCAACCAGTCCTCTAAAGCCTTTGCAACTTCAAGATTGAGCGAACGAACGAACGTGATGCATTTGGTTTGTTCGCGCTTGGAAAACTCAGCATCAAAATGCTCTTCGAGTTTCTTTGCAAATTCTAACAAATCAACATCATCGGCGTACATACCGTTTGGGTCTTCGTTATCGCACTCTAAAAAGATGTTTTTTACTTGTATTTCAGTCATTATTTCCTCTGTTTGATAAGCCATTGGGTAGCCAAGTGTGCCGCCTGACTACCGTTGTGTTTGTCAGGGTGGCACAAATAAGTTATGCGTTTCAGCATCTCTGCATCAAACGATAAAGGCGGTTGCTTGGGTGTTGGTGGAGGGTCAATATTTTTACTCTTTTTCCAACAGTCCAAGCAAGTCTTTTTCCACGTTTCATCGTCATTGATATAAAAGTTGTCGCCGCACTTTGAGCAAATGCGTTTCATTTTTATTCAAAAGATAGCCGCTTGTGAATCTCACGGGTGCGCTCAACATCGCCGCCGCAATACTTGGCAACGTCAGCTATGCGCCCATCCTTGACAAAATCCCACACCTTGCTGCCATCGATCTCTTCACCGATTTCAGCGCCCTTGGCATCGATTTGGAAGACCCTGCACAGCTTGGCGAGGCTTACCGTCTTGCCGTGACCCGCCCACTCAAGCATCGTGTCAAAGACTGTCGCATCCCACGGTTTCGCCGCAAACGGTACAAATAGCGGCGGCTTAACTCCCAACAGTACGCTGCGCTGAAATAAAAAGCGAAGATCAAAACCAACCAAATTGTGACCGATGAATACGGGCTGACGGTGTTCCGAAGGCTTATATCGAACAGAAATTGCGCGGTAAAAAGTAGAAATAAGAAGTTCTTCATTATTTTTCCAATTGTCACTATAAATATTGTCAACTGGCTCATCGTCAATTGCATATGAGATTGCCACGATTTGACCTAGCGCACCGTCAAACGATGTTTTACGGTAACGCTGATCAAACTCAGCATCAATCTCAGCTTGCTTGGCGGCGATGTACTCATCGATCTTCACCTGATCCTTGTAATTGGATGGGGCTTTGACCGCAGCCTTTTCAGCATCGGTTTCTTTTTTCATCACGGCAATTTCAAATTCGGATTGCGTGGGTACTGTTTCAATATCAAGATATACGTTCATTGTTTTTCCTTAAAAGGGGATGTCATCGTCAAGATCAGCAGCAAACGATTGTGATGCTTGCGGCGGGTTGGTGGGCAGTCGTTGATACTCCATCGACCCCATGATCTTCGCACGCAAGCTGTCGCTGAACGTGGCAAACAACTCGCTGTCGTGGTTGTCAATTTCGTACATCTTGATTTGATTGAACGGCGCGGGTAAACCCAACTTTTTTAGGTGAGCGGGAACTGGCATCACCGCATCGATGTTTGTATAGGTCTTGCCATCGTTGCCCGTACTGGTCGAGATGGACAACATACACCACGCACCCAACACATTCTTCAACTCAAACCCGTTCAACTCTTCAGGCGTGAAGTCACGACCGCGCCACATCTTCAAGTGATTACGCAACGTAGCCTTTTCATGCAGCGACATCGTGTAATTCTTGCTGATTGACATCGGCTCACCCTTGTTAGTGATTGTGGGCTTGCCGCTCTCGTCTTCAGAGTGAACCTCAAACTGAAGCATGACTTTGTACGCCAACTTGGGTACGCCCATGTGTTCTGTTTTTTGCGTTCCCAAATCAACAATGCGGTAACAACGCGCAAGGTGCATACCATTAGGAACTGGGGTGAAGCTGCCACCCATGTTTGCTTTCGCTGTAAGTGCCATTATTTAATTCCTACTGTTTGTAAAATTGGGCGCGATACGCCACATTCAAAATGAATGACCGACCAGTCATCCTCGCTTGCTGCGCCTTGCTTGGCGCGTTCTAACGCTTCCTCAAGCATCTGTTGACGCTCAAGTTGCATTTGATAGTATTCGTCTTCTCTCATTTGATTTCCAATGTTGCGGCGCTACGGATTGACAGAGATTGGTAGTAATTCCACTTCGCCAAAATTAAAGGGTCTTTGCTTGGGGGTGTCCAACCAAGACGCTTCCAAGTACGTTGAACGCTTGTGGCGCTTGACGGTGCATAGGCAGGATCGCCCTCTTTCAGTTCTAAGTCATTCATTTTTGATTCTCTACTTGTTAAGGAAAAGTGATTGTACACCCGTTAAATTAAAATGTACAATTGGTTTTCTTTGGAGGTTTTATGAAATTAAAAGAGTACCTGCAGCAGCATGGCTCAATTGAGGCTATGTCAAAAACGCTAGGCATCAGCCGAACGTGGCTGTCCTTAGTCGTGAACGGTCATCAACCTCCAAGCGCGGTGTTGGCGATCAAGATTGAGGCAGCTACGAAAGGCAAGATTACCCGCGAACAACTTCGACCCGACTTGTACAGGAAAGCTAAAAAATGATTATTGATCCAAAACTAAAAGCGTACATTCGACCATTAAGCGAAAACGAATATCAAGCACTTGAATCTAGCATTTTGGCTGATGGTTGCCGCGATGCTTTGGTGGTGTGGGATGGCATTCTGATTGACGGTCACAATCGTTATTCAATTTGTACCAAGCATGAACTTGAATTTGATACTGTTGAGATGGCTTTCAAAAACATTGACGAAGCCAAAGAGTGGATGTTGCTCAACCAATTAGGGCGGCGCAACTTGTCAGACTATGACCGCACCGTGCTTGCGCTCATGCTTGAAGACCTGTACGCATCCCGTGGGAAAGAGAATATGTCGAAGGGTGGGAAGAAAGGTTTGACAACATTGTCAAACCTTGATTCCGTCAACACTCGCAAAGAAATTGCACAGCTTGCAGGTGTTTCTGAGGGTACTGTTGCAAAAGTTAAAATTATTCAAGAAAAAGGCACGCCTGAACTTTCTGCGGCGATTTCTAGCGGCGCAATAAGCATCAACAAGGCTTACAGCACCATCGCACCTAAGCCTGCAGCACCTAAGCCTGCAGTGACAAAGAAGGCTGCACCAAAGAAAGTTGATCCTGAAGAGTACACTGCAGAAAAGTTTGAATTAGACAATGCTCACAATGCCATTGCAACGCTTCAGCAAGAGAACCAGTCGTTGAATGACAAGTTGGCAGTCAATTCGATTGACGGCAGCGAAGAAGAGAAGTTATCAGCAGAAAAAATTATCAGCGACCTGCGTGATCAGATTGTGACATTAAATAAAGAAATCGAATCAATCCGTGCGAACCGCGATACCTATCTGACTGAAAACAGCGAAATGAAAAAACAGATCAAGTATTTGCAGAAGCAACTTAAAAAAGGCGACTAAATGTTTGATATTGATGAACGACTCTTTCCTTATCAGAAAGAGGGTATTGATAAATTGCGCGAAGGAATCAGGAAAGGTCACCGTTCACAACTCTTGTACGCCCCTACGGGGGCGGGTAAGACGGAAATGGCGATTGCCTTGATGGAATACTCACGGCGTAACGGAAGTCGCGCTGCGATGATCCTAGACCGTATCGTGCTGTGCAATCAAACCTCGACACGACTTGACACCTATGGGATCGGTCACGGCGTGTTGCAGGCGGGGCATTGGCGCTATCGACCATACGAAAAGATTCAAGTGTGTTCGGCGCAAACGCTTGAGAAGCGCGGCAGCTTCCCCGGACTCCAACTGCTGATCGTTGACGAAGCGCATCAAACACGCGAGAAGACGAAAGAGTTTATCGCCAACAATCCTGATGTCAAGGTGATCGGTCTGACTGCCACGCCGTTTACCAAGGGGCTTGGTAAGGTGTACAGCCATGTGGTCAACACGGTCACCACCGAAGACTTGGTACTGAGCAAGAATCTTGTGCCGTTGCGCGTGTTTGTGGCAAAAGAAATTGATATGACTGGGGCAAAAAAGGTTGCAGGGGAATGGTCAGATAAAGAGGCGACTGAGCGCGGCATCAAGATCACAGGTGACGTTGTAAGCGAGTGGGTGCGCATGACGCATGAGATTTACAAGATGCCGAAGAAGACGATTGTGTTCTGCGCATCGGTCGCGCACGGCGCTGACTTGGCGCAGAAGTTTCAAGAGGCGGGGTACAACTTCATACCGATTTCGTACAAAGATGATGACGAGTACAAGAAGCAGGTGTTTGCGGATTTTGCAAAACCTGACACTGGCATTCACGGCTTGATCGCTGTAGATATTTTGACTAAGGGGTTTGACGTTGCTGACGTTTGTATTGGTGTCAGCGCCCGACCATTCTCAAAGTCGTTGTCATCACACATCCAACAGATGGGTCGCGTCATGCGCAGCCACCCGACCAAAGAGTTTGCTGTGTGGATCGATCATTCAGGAAATTACTTGCGGTTCAAGGATGACTGGGATGACGTATACGCAAACGGCTGCGGCGAACTGGATGACGGTCGTGAAAAGACCAAACCTGAGTTGACTGAAAAAGAGAAGAAAGCATCAAAATGCCCGAAGTGTGGTCACCTGTGGGGTGCGTCAGACGTATGCTCACATTGCGGATTTGTTCGGCAGCGCGTGAACGAGGTGTTGGTCAAGGCGGGTGAGTTGGAAGAGTTGGGTATCACCACTAACGAAGCCGCATCGTACCGCCGCCAATTTCACTCAGAGTTGTTGGGCTACGCTGAGATGATGGGATATCAGGCGGGATGGGTGTATCACCAGTTCAAGAAAAAATTTGGGTTAGAGCCGCGCAAAATGACCAATGTCGCAGCCCCGCCATCACCTGAAACTGTTGGTTGGATCAAGCACACTTTAATTGCATACCGAAAAGCGACACAGAGATGAATTTTATAGATTTTGTCAGAGCGCACGGTTTGATTGTGCGTGACATTGATGTTGGTCGATGGGTGCGCGTTCCAACCGTGGATCACCCGCACAGCAAGAATGGCGCGTACAAGTTCATGGGTGATGTGGGGTTCGTTCAGAACTGGGCTGAACAGACTGAGGTTGTGGTTTGGAAGCCTGAAAAGGATTACGTCATCGATCCCAAGGTAGTTCTCAAGGCGAAGACGTTCGATGCTGAGTTGAACCGTGGGCGCGTGCAAGCCGCTGAGAAAGCAATTTGGATCATCAATCAGACGCTGCAGGCGCGACACGATTACCTTGACTCAAAAGGTTTCAAGGATGGTACGGGCTTGGTTTGGTACAAAGATCAGCGTCAGACCTTGGTCGTGCCGATGCGTGCGGGTGGAAACGTGGTCGGAGTCCAGTTGATTGACGAAGAGGGCAACAAGAAATTCTTGCGAGGGCAGCGCACTAATGACGCAACATTCACGTTCGGCACAGGCGATCCTATCTTGTGCGAGGGTTATGCCACGGGTCTGTCTATCCATGCCGCTGTGACCGCTCTACGCGCCCGTAGAAGCGTTGTTGTGTGTTTCTCAGCGGGTAACCTGTCGCGCATCGCCAAGGCGCTTAACGGCGTTGTAATCGTGGCTGACAACGATGCATCAGGTACGGGTGAGAGAGTGGCGCAGGGGTACAAGTATTGGATGAGCGACACCGTGAGTGAAGACTTCAACGATTATCACAATCGTGTTGGGTTGTTTCAGGCGGCGCAAGCGTTGAGGAAGTTTTTGAATGGATGAAAATTCAGAGGAGTTCAGGCATCAGTGTTTGGTCAGATACGTTATTAGGTGGCGTATTAAAAACAGGAACGAGGCGCTTGCATTTATTTCACGTTGGATGGAGAAGCACCCAAAAGATTTGTTAGAGCAGGATGTGTACAAACAATGGAAGTTAGGCAACCGTGGTATTCACAAAGACTGGAGAATTAAAAATGAGTAAACATTTATCGGATTTTCAGAAGTCATTTCTAGCGCGTGGCACAGGGCAGACGCTGTTCACTCAAAAGGAGTTCGATCAGGGGCTTGCGATTGAGGAAGCCAAGATTATGACCATCTCCATCGAAACGACCAAGACAGCAATTTCGATTGAGCGCGAAGAGTGCGCCAAGATTCTTGATGAAATGATCAAGGGGCTTGAGGGTGTTGACGCGATGCCGTTGGTGGTTGGTGTGGCGCTTGATCAGGCGGCGAAGAAAATTCGGAACAGGATGAAAGCAACATGATTTTTATCGGCTTAGACCCCGGTAGCGCATCGGGCGCTTGGGGCATTATCAACCACGATGAAGACTTTATCGGTTGCGGCGACATCAAGAGCATTGACGGTCGTGTTGACGCGATTGAGTTGTACGACACCATCATGTCGTCGGTCAACGCTTATGACACAGCGATGATCGCGGTTGAGTCTGTTCACAGTATGCCCAAGCAAGGTATCGCATCAACAGCAAAATTCATGCGTGCTGCAGGGGTCATAGAGGCTGTGGCGGCGCTTACGCGCTACCCGTGTACCTTGGTTACCCCCCAAGCGTGGAAGAAGTACCACGGGCTGATTGGATCGGCTAAGAGCGCAAGTCTTGACACTGCGCGGCTGCACTGGGAAGATGCTGATTTGCGACTGGTCAAACACCACGGTCGCGCTGATGCACTTTTAATGGCGTTATGGTTAAAAAGAAAAAATCATGGTTAAAGAAAGGGAGATGCGAATTGAGCGAAAGAAAGATCGACCCGCATAAAGCAATTGATTTTATTTTTGAGAACGCCCCCAAACTAGCTCATGCAAAATCGGATCGTATTTTTTTAGAAGAGTTTCGCAAGTCTAAGAAAGCGATCCTGATGCAGCAGTCAGGGCAGACGGTGGTGTCGGCGCAAGAGCGGGATGCTTACGCCCACCCTGAGTACATCGAACTGCTGCGGGGGCTGCAGGAGGCAGTAGAACAGGAGGAAACAATCAGGTGGGGTTTGATAGCGGCACAGGCACGAATTGAGGTATGGCGATCACAGGAAGCAACAAATCGCTCACAGGATCATTTGACACGGTAAAAATGTTAATTTAAACTAAACGCTCTTACACGGAGGATTTATGAAACCAGTATTTCAATACGAAGAAAAGAAGTACACGCCAATTAGTTTGGAAAAGGCAGCAACTCGACCCAATAGCTTGAAATTTCTTCAAGCACCAAGCCGTGTTGCAAACTCTGTAATTTACCCCGATGGGCGGCGCGTATGGGACAAATGACTATTTGGGACTGGGCGTTTGTTTTCTACTCTGTAGCGGCTTTTGTTGCGTGTGGTGCTTGGCTATGGGCTACCCGTGAAAAGCCGCTCACAGACCCGTTTAAGACGTTTGATGCGCCGTGTCGCTGCGATCATCCTATTAAATGCGACTTTTACGACAAATGTATGAGAGGAAAAAATGGAACGTGAAATATTTAAAGCATGGTGTGTGTTTATTTTGATTATTGCAATAATTGTGGGGGTGTGTAATGCGTTCTGAAAACATAAAAATGGCATTGAATTTTGAAGACTCAAAGCGAATTGATAATAAACCGTTAGAAAGTTTGCAGGAATATGTTGAGTTGTGTGCCGCTCAAGCACGGGCTATTGAAAATTACGCACGGGCGCTGAACATTTTGAAAGATGAATTGGACAAATTGAAGGGTGCAAAATGAAACACAAACACTACGATTGCATCGTTGCATGGGCTGACGGGGCGCAGATTCAAGCTAGACCAAATGGCTCTACTGTTTGGGCTGATTTTTGTAACCCGCAGTGGGATGCTAATCACAGTGAGTACCGCATCAAGCCAAAGCCTGATATATACAAATACGTTGATGTTAGAGCGGTTAGGGATGGCATTTGCCAATGGACTACTTGCCTGCCTGAAGAAGCAAACTTGGGTCTGATCTTTGACGGCGAAACAAAACGATTAAAAACTGCGGAGGTGATGAAATGAACGAACGATTAAAAGAGTTAGCTGAACAAGCGGGATTGCCTTATCACGGTGTAGATATTGAACGCTTTGCCGAGCTTGTGCGCGCTGATGAGCGTGACAAATGCGCTTCTGACTACCTGCAAGACTGCTGTGATGCTGTTGAGGCTGCGTTGCTTGAAGAGCGTTTCATGGAAGATAGCATGAGGACTCAGATCGGCGGCGATCACTACAGCAAATTAGCGATACAGCCGATGGAGTACAGCCTCGCAAACAACCTGAACGCAGCGCAGCACACAGCTATCAAGTACGTTACACGATACAAAGACAAGGGCGGCATTGAAGATTTGAAGAAAGCTATTCACACAATTCAATTCTTGATTGCATTTGAAGAAAGGGGTGTTTAAATGAAAGTTGAATCGGCAATTAACTTGCAGGGTACGGTCGTAACAGTTGGCACAACGACTGATGAAATTATGTTTAAAAAGGCTGACCAGTTTGCTGCAGAGATGGCGAACAAAACACAAGTGGTGGCAGATGATGGCGTTCGCTTAATCTCTGTCGCAGGATCACGCCGCGCATGGATGCACCGCAAACTGGATGCGTGGATTGACGGGGTGGAAGAATGACTAAAGACAACAGCACAGGCAAAGACAAGGAGTTTTACGACCTTGGCAAGAAGATGTTTGACCATATACAAGTGATTAGAGCAAGGTCAGAGCCAAAAATGATGACGGAAGAAGACGAAGCCTTTGACGAGATTGAGCGCAAGCAACAGCAGCGGGTCGAGGACAGCATACGGCGCTCAGCACAAGAGAGTGCGTTGCATTTCATATCTGAGAGTGACGCAATTGAACTAGGCATGATGACGTTACGCAAGGCGTATGAGATCGGCTATCGTGCAGGTATGTATACAGAGCAGAGGAAGAAGAATGAGTGAGCCATCACCAAATGTCACAGTCGCTCGCGCATTGCAAGAGGTAGGTCGCGCCACATCAACCGTGTTAATAAAGATGACAGGCAGACCGCAGAAGTCTGTCATGAACACATTGAAAAATCTGCATCACCAAAGCAAGATTCATATCGGTGCGTACACGGTCAACAAACGTGGTCAGATAGCAAAGATATGGGCGTGGGGCGACGGTGACGATGCGCGAGAGCCGATCTCCAATCAAGACAACACAAGGTTCGTACCTCGCCCTGACATCGCTGCTTGGTGGATGCATGACCAAGGATGAGCGCAAGCACCTGTCCAAAGTTGCAGCCTTGGGATGCATGGTGTGTCGCCGTTTGGGGTA